GAATACACACCCCGGCACATTTATGATAGGAACACCAATGTAGATAGTATCTGTTATCGATGGCACCTTTGGAATTGATAGATGAGGAGAATTTACCCATGTGTGTGGCACAGATGGTATCGCTAGTCCTCTTATTTGAATCTCAGGTACTTCCATATTTATGCTTACACGGTAGATTGATATCTGTCAAACAATATTATTTTTCTATATGTTTCACTCTTTCGTTTATTACCACACTGTTTATTACATTCTCTGACACATCCATATTTAAACAAAGTTTTCATTTCATCTCTTTTCAAATAATATTGTTCTACTATATTATCCCATGAGTTTGTTCTGATATTATTATCAAAATTTGTTAGTGTTGATATCATATTTTCATTATTATCATACTTACTTTCCATATATGCCGTGCCCCACCAACAACATGGAAAGACATCGCCCTCACATGATATAAAAAGTTCTTTTTGAGTTGACCCTTTACATGCCACAGGAGTTTTCTGTTTAGTGTGAACCCATTTATTAAAATCATACTCATTCCCTTCTATGTCAAAGACTTTTTCAGTATATTTTAATTCAATATCCTTAATAAGATGTTTATATTTTTCTTTTTTATATCTACCTCTGTCTGATGGTTTTTTTATTTCAAATTTTTTAAAACCCATTTGCATCGCCATATCTCCTGCTTCTTGAACTTGATGTTCATTATGTTTAAAAATCATATATTGCCACACAGCATGTCCCCCTCCATCTATGAAGGATTGTACGTTTTCCTTTATCTTATTGAAGTCTGTACCAACTCTGTAGATGTGATTAGTATCTTCTAAACCATCAATATCAAATGTTATCTTACTGTCACAATAATGACTTTTCTTACTTAATAGTTTACCAAAGTCATACCAAAATTTTTTATCATACATGCCTCCATTTGTTTTTATAGAAATATCCACACCCTTTTCAATTATATAATCACATATCTCATAAATTTCTGGACATAACATTGGATCACCAAAGTTACCACATAAAAGCATGAACTCTAAATTCTTAAAGTTTATTTTTTTTATATCATCAAGAGTTAAGTTCTTGATTCCAGAATTACCTACTACGGGTGTTCCTGTCCTCGGACATAATGGGCATTTAGAATTACAGGCATTAGATAATTCTAGATGTAATCTTTTTATTACACCATCATCATAAAAAATACTCATTTAGTTTCAAGTTTCGGGCGATTATCAAATAATGTTATTCTATTTAAACCCTTTTTTGTATTACCACACTGATTATTACATTCTTTAACACATCTATTCTCAAATAAATTTTTCATTTCATCTCTTTTCAAACTATATTGTTCTACTATATTGTCCCATGAGTTTGTTCTGATGTTATTGTCAAAATTTATTAGTGATGGCACCATTGATTCTATCAGATTATGCTTACTTTGCATATATGATGAACCCCACCAACAACATGGAAACACATCACCATCGCACGATATATAAAGTTTTTTTCTAGTCGATCCCTTACATTCCACAGGAATACTTTCTTTAGATTTAAACCAATTATCAAAATCATACTCATTCCCTTCCATGTCAGAGACTTTTTTAGTATATTCTAACTTAATATGTTTGTATTTTTCATTTTTATCTCTACCTCTACTTCTTGGTTTTTTTATTTCAAATTTTTTAAAACCCATTTGCATCGCCATATCTCTTGCTTCTTCAACTTGATGTTCATTATGTTTAAAAATCAACCATTCCCACTCAGCACGTCCTCCTCCATCTATAAAGGATTGTGCATTTTCTTTTATTTTTTTAAAATTTGTACCAACTCTGTAGATGTGATTAGTATCTTCTAAACCATCAATATCAAAAACTACCGTGTTCTCTGTATATCTAGTCTTTTCACTAAAGAGTTTACCAAAGTCATACCAAAATTTTTTATCGTGCATGCCTCCATTTGTGTTTATATTAATACGCGATCCTTTTTCAAATACATATTCACATATCTCGTGAATTTCTGGACATAACATTGGATCACCAAAATTACCACAAAAATGTATGAAAGATAAATTTTTATAGTTTATTTTTTTTATATCATCAAGAGTTAGGTGCTTGATTTTTTCTACTGCAGGTGAGTTTGTCCTTATACACAGTGGGCATTTAGAATTACAGGCATTAGTTAATTCTATATGTAATCTTTTTATTATACGATCATCATAAAAAATATTCATATTGGAAAGTAATTAGCAATTTTTATTCAAGTCTTCTGCCATGTTACCACCCATTTCAGCACCTTGATTACCACCGAACATTGCTACCCATCCTGCTGCTACCCATCCTACAAATGGTATACCACTAAGAGCAGGTGCTGCTGCTGCACCAACGCTAGTGCCTACGAGTCTACCCGTTCCTTCTGCTGACCCGATTGCTTTAACGCATGCTTCACTTTTTTGTGTGGAAGAATTTATATCATCTTCTAATGCTTTTGTTTTTTTATCTAACCAAGATCTATGATTTGATACTGAACCACCCTGATTAGTCTGACCATCCATGAAGTACTCTTCTGTGATCTGAGTATTTTCATTTGCTAGTCCTAAGAAACCACCCTTCTCTTTGATGTCTTTAGTAATAAATGCAGTCTTAGGATCGTTTGCTTTATATGAAATAGCGTATCCCTCCTTAGATACACTCACTTTATATGATGAGTATGGACCCACTGGTGGATTTATTAATGGTAATGTCGGTTCAATTTTTCTTGTAGCAAGATGTCCAATCATTCCGATATGTGACACAGCAAAAAGACTACCAACAACACCGAAAGATATCCATTTTATGTTGATACAAAAATTTCGTTTTTTATTTACTTTGGGTTCCGCCCCAAACATCGCTTCATCTTGATCCATGTTACTTCTTAGGTTCTATTGTGTTATTATTTTTCTTAGAATTACCCGTAGACAATCCAAAAGTAGCTAATGCCCCTGTAAAAATCGAAGCCACGAAAGTGATATCGGATGATGCTCCTACAGGTTTTTTTACTATAGGAAGTTCAACATAATTTAGGGTGATTATAAATCCACTCCAAATCACTACACCAAGACGAACCATTGCACCAAGTATTTCCAGTTGCTCTTCTTTATCTTCAGCAAATTCTTTGAACTTGCCTAAAGGACCTCTCGATTTCTCTTTTACTTCTGCCATAACAATTCCTAATGTATATTATATAGGATTATAAGGGGGAAGGTAAAACAGGTCCTGTGGCATCAGGTAAAGATGGTATCATACCGTCTGTACTTAGGACATCGGGAAGTGATCCAGTAACACTTTCCATAACTTTTGATTTAATTCCATCAAGTATGGACGCTCTGTTGACATATACGTATACACCACTACCGACAACGGCACCAGATATAATGAAAGACGAAACAGCGAGTACATTAATTAGTTTTTGCATAAGAGTTTTCTAAATTTTGTAATAAGTAATCTTGGAAAGCATCCTCTATAGATTTATCAAATGGATTTCCTAGTTCACTCCAAATGTTACAAAACTCATAGACATGTCTGCAGTGCTGATCTAAGTATGAACTGAGAGCAAGAAATACCTCCTGTCTTAGTTTCATTCTCTCATCTGAATAACGCCAGTCACTCATGTCAGTATTCGGTTTTGATAAAGTTTTCCGCGTCCAAGACGACCAATGGTTTCTTTCCATTTTTCTTCATGATAAGAATAGGTTCATAGTCCCCAGAGTTTTCAACTGCCTGCTGATATGCATCCCAAACATTGAGTTTCTCTTGGTTCTTACATTCTACACTAAAAGGAAACTTTTGTCTAGCATCTCTTGCCATAATCAAGTCTTCCCCACCTGCACCCATACTTCTTGACTCAATATCTTCGGGGTGTACATTCCTATGTTCAATGAGCATGTCTCTTACCCACTGTTGTAGTCTCCTACCCTTCGCTTTTGCACTCTGTGTTTTCATCTTTTAGTTCAAAGTAATCAATCTCATAGTCTAGACCGTCGCAGTCATACCATTCATTTTCTGACCCCAGATTGTACGGGTTCTTTATTACCGGGATCAATGTGTCCTTGTCATCTGGTTCCATATTACTTATAGTATTATAACTATGTATACTGTGACTTCAAAATCTCCCAAGTTTCATTGTAATTACTGACTTGATGAACTGTACCGAGTTTTTGATTTATAATAGCATGAGCAATACTATAATCATTTCCACCTACAAAAGTCTTGTCTCCGAAGAAAGTTATAGTATCATGAGTCTCAAAGTCCTGTAATATCTGAGACTTGTCATGTCCTTTAGGAGAGATATCTAAACCTGTCTCACCACCAATTGCTATACAGAGGTCAGGAAATAATCTTCTTAGATTCTGTGCTAACTTATCTCTTTCTTCCATCTTCCTATCCCATACAACATACTCACTTCTGTATTTCATATTGTCCTCACCTCTTCCGAGAATACTAAAATTTATACACCCCGGTCTTTCTTCAATATGCTTACCAGTTCTGATTTTGAATTGACTTGCATTTAGTTCTAGTTCAAGGTATGAAGATAAAATACAAGGACAATTCCATTCACTTGTATGCACGTTCTTATTCTTTTCCCAGACACTATTACCGGAGCAATTGTATACTCTCTTTACTTTATTATATAAAGTCTTACCTAGTTGAGTAATAGTTTTATCTCTATCACTACCTGTGACTAGGTAGACTTCATGAGTTTTACAAAAATTACTAAAAAATTTAGAGAACTCTTTGTCGATCTTTTTCCTAGAAGGAGTCAGAGTTCCGTCAACATCAAATAAAAACATTTACAATTTGAATCCAGAGAATGCATTTTTCTTCATGTCCTGTTTGATACCACCGACAACATAGGATTCTACCTCTGTTTCTTGTGGTGCCACCTGTAACCCCTTAGATGAGATCCAATGTTCAGTCCATGGTAGTGGATTACTTCTGATAGGTATATCATATGCAGGAGGGAACCCAAGTGCTCTCATCCTTTTATTAGCAGTCCACTCAACATATTTTATCAAAAGTTTATCATTAAGTCCAATCATACTACCATCTTTGAATAGGTATTGTGCCCACTCTTTTTCTTCATTGACAGCATTTTTGAACATACCTATGACAGTATCTCTTTCATCTTCTATAATCTGTGACATGACAGGATCATCACCATCCATCCATTTCTTTAATATTTGTTGAGTCAAAACAGTATGTTGATTTTCATCTCTGGCTATGAGAGATATAATTTTTGCCGATCCCTCCATAAGTTTGAGTTCTCCGAAAGCAAAACTACAAGCAAAACTGACATAGAATCTAATACCTTCTAGTATGTTGACATTTGCTACTGCTAGATAAAGTTTTCTTTTGAGTTCTTTTTCAGTCCACTCTGCAGTGGTGCTTCCCTTCATATCTGGTGACCACATTGAACCATTACCCCACTCCTGTGCCACCTCTATAAACTCATCATATGCTTTGGTCACTGACTGTGCACGAGAAATAATTTTTTGATCATCTAGTATAGTGTCAAAAACTTCTGAAGGATCAGGATAAACATTTTTAATAATGTATGTGTATGATCTGCTATGAATCATCTCCATGAACTGCCATACGTTCATCGCTGCTTCTAACTCAGGTAGAGCACAGTAAGGTGCGAATGCCATACCGGGACCTCTTCCTTGAACAGAGTCAAGTAAAATTTGATACTTCAAGTTAGAAGTAAATATGTGTTTCTGTTCTGGGCGAAGAGTTTGATAGTCACCACGGTCTTTCTGTAGTGATACTTCTTCTGGTCTCCAGAAATAACCTAGCATTTGATTGGTAAGTTTATCAAACACAGGATACTTGTAAGAGTCATATCTTTGAACTCCAAGGGGAGCACCGAAGAACATAGGTTGTGACTTAGTGTCAACTTTATTCTGGTTGAATACTGTCATACCTCTTGGTTTTGACATCTTTGATTCGGTTGTTCTAAATTGCACAGGATTCGCAGGTTTCGTCTTGGTTTTCTATTTGACAGATAAGATCTTTTACAGGTGTAGGAGTCTCCTCAACCTCATCAGATTTATTGTCAAATGTATTTTGATAGTATGAAGTCTTCCATCCGTACTTATATGTGGACAACAAATCCTGTGCCATGACTTCCATGGGAATTTGATTGTCTTCATAATTAGTAGGGTTGTATGACCAGTTTCCGGATATGCCCTGATCAAAGAATTTTTGCATGACTGATACTACTTTGATGTATCCATCATTGCTAGGCATATCCCATAGTAAAGTATAGTTGTTCTTCAACGACGAGTATTGAGGAACCACCTGCTTGAGAGGTCCCTTCTTGCTTTTTTTAACGGACAAGAACCCTCTAGGTGGTTCGATTCCATTGGTTGCATTTGACACAACGGAACTGCTCTCCGAAGGCATTTGTGCCGACAAAGTGCTGTGCCTGAGTCCATGTTTGGCAATGTCATTCCGTAAAGAATTCCAATCATGTTGATAAGAAATCTTAGTAATTTCGTCTACGTCCTTCTTATATGTATCAATAGGTAAAGTTCCATTGGAGTACTTCGTGCGATTAAAGTATCCACACTTACCTTTTTCTTTTGCAAGATTGTTTGATGCTTTCAATAAGAAGTATTGGAATGACTCGGATAATGAATGAACAGCATCCCATGCTTCCTGAGAATCATATTTGAACCCTAACTTAGCGAGATAATGTGCGAGACCTATATACCCGACTCCTAAACTACGACGATTCTTTGTTCCATTCTCTGCAGCAATGACTGGATACTTTTGATAGTCTATCAGTTCATCTAATGCACGGACAGTCAGATCACATAGTTCCTCTAATTCATGGTCAGATCTTACCTTCCCTACATTGATAGCAGATAAAATACACAGTGCAATCTCGCCATCGGGGTCGTCAATGTGCTGTAATGGTTTTGTAGGTAAAGTGATCTCTTGACATAGATTACTCATTTCAACCTTGTCTAAGAAGGATGAGTGAGAGTTACAGTGATCAATATTCATAATATAGATACGACCTGTCTCTGCTCTCTCCTTGATTAGTTGTCCAAATAATTCTTGAGCAGCAATTGATTTTCTAGGAATTGTTGAGTCTGCCTCATACGATTCATAGAGTCCGTCGAACTCCTCGGTTCCAAAGACATCATAAAGATTAGGAACATCATGAGGACTAAAGAGACTGATATCACCACCGCTAATAAATCTTTCATAAAATAATTTTGAGATTTGAATACTGTAATCTAATTTACGGACACGATTATCTTCTGTGCCTTTGTTATTTTTGAGGACTAAGATGTCTTCGATTTCTTGGTGCCAGATTGGAAAGTGGACAGTCGCTGATCCCCCTCGTATGCCATTTTGAGTACAACATCTGACAGTTGCCTCAAACTTCTTGAGGAACGGTATAACACCTGTGTGTTGAACTTCTCCACCTCTGATTTTACTGTTGATCCCACGGATGCGACCTGCGTTGATACCAATGCCTGCCCTTTGTGCAACATAACGACCCACGGCCATATCAGAAGTAAAAATGCTATCCAAGGTGTCGTCAATATCAACGAGAACACAAGACGCGAACTGCCGAATAGGTGTTCTGACACCGCCCATGATTGGGGTCGGTATGTTGATCTTGTGTTTGGAAATGGCATCGTAATAACGTTTGATGTAATTTAGTCTAGTTCCTCTATCATATTCTGCAAACATGGTCATTGCAATAAGCATGTACATAAACTGTGGTGTTTCATATACCTGACCACTGCTTCTGTCTTGTACAAGATACTTATCAGCAACCTGACGAAGACCGGCGTAGGTAAAAAGATAGTCCCTATCATGATCAAGGTACTTCTCTAATTCATTTATCTCTCCTACGGTGAACTTATCGTTGACTGTAGGGTCATATACACCATAATCAATACACCTATCGATATGATCTTTTAGATGAGGGATCTCATATATCTTTCCATACAGACTCTTACGTAATGAGAATAAAAGAAGTCTTGCAGCAACATACTGATAGTTAGGTTGTTCTAAACTGATAAGATCACTAGCAGATTTTATAAGTATTCCCTGTATCTCATCTGTTGTGATTCCATTATAGAACTGTATACCCGATTGCATCTCGACTTGTGATGCAGATACTCCTGCTAAGTCCTTACATGCACGTTCTACCATAACGTGCATCTTCTCAAGGTTCATGGGTTCAATAGAACCGTTTCGTTTTTTGACCCGTACGTTGCTCATTCCTTTTCCAATTAGTAAATTTGAGTTCTGCTTGTAAATTTTTATATGTATTAGATTCTAATATAGTTTTTATATTTTGTCCACCCAATACCATGTCGTTGACATCTTTTTGTGGTATTGTGTGTGGAAATATAACTACCTGTTCACCTCTTCCAATACACTTGGAGATTTTTGTGACGATTTCTCTGTTACGTGGTTCGTTATCAAAAACCCAAATATAATCGCTCCAACCAAGCGACCTAATATCAACATCGGACCCACACATAGCAACCGAGTTTTCCACGAATGTGGAATCGAAAGGTCCTTCAAGGATGTAAATGGGTTTTGTTTCATCTATTGTGTCTAATCCGTAAAGTTTTGGTGCATCTTCATCTAACATGATAGTAAGATATTTAGGTTGCTGTGACGAATCAAGTGCTCTACCTTGAAACCCAATCAACTTCTTATCCCTGTCATACATTGGTATGATGATTCTAGCATGATCACTCTTAGTTGTTTCAAATGTTGGTTTGAGAGTATTGCAATAGTGTTTGAATCTCTCAGCATAGTAAAACTTGTTAGGATCTATCTTTCTTCTGATAAGATAATCCCTTGCTCTATCGTTAGTAGATGCCAAGGGAAGATCAATCTTCTTCTTGAAGACTGGTTTATTGATAATCTTTTTGAAATCTGGTTCAGGTGTGACGGTTGCTTTCCCAGTAAGTCCTTCCTTGTATCTGTCTAAAACATATTGATCATAGAGTTGTCTATCTAGATCTTTGAGGAAGTATGTAAAGGACTTGGAAACGCCACAGTTGTGACACTTGAAGTTGAAATCAGTTTTTCTTTTGTATAGATATCCTCTCTTCTTATTCTTATGTTTCTTTGAGTCTCCGCAATATGGACATCTGAAATTATATAAATCAGGTTTTACTTTCTTTATCTTATCTAATCTTGCTGATATGAGTCCAATATATTTGGAGTCTAAAAATATCATCTAGTATCATTGAACATCGGTTCTATAAGTGTAGCAGTGCTTGATGATGTTGTCAATGATCTCTGAATAAATTTTTGTCCAATTGGACTGACGAGAAAAGATATGATAGTCAACGCTCCTGCTATCGTCCACATCTTCTTTTCTATTATTCTAAGACGATCATCGATCATAAGTATATCTCTTTCACAACCTTTTTTTATCTCATCTGCTTTACGATTTACTTCTCGATGAACACTATCTACTTTTTCAAAAAGAACTTCATCTATCTTATCCTGTTTATGTAACTTTTCATTGTGTACAGCGAGAAGTTGTCCCATCTTTACAGAGTTATCTTGTAAAGAATCGACGACTTTTTCTAGTCTTTCCAGTATTGCTGTATTAATGTCAGACATTTTTCTTTTTTCGTTGAGATTGTAAACGTTTACGATAGAACATGTTCAACTTTCTGCCATGCCTTTTTCTAAGATCTAACGCAGGATCAAATCCGGAGACAGGTCCTTTCGGATCTGCCTTCCCACTAAAACCGGGAGCACTAGCAGTACCACCGACACTCATCATCTCTCTTATAAATTTTATAATCCTTTCGTTGTCCATTAGATTTTGTTGAGTAGATCAAGGCATTTTTTATCTACCTCCAAATCATCAATACCAGATTTCGGAAACTCAGGTATCCTATCAAGGAATAATAAGAATGTTTTTATGAGAGACCAGTATTCCTTTTCTATTTTATAAAACAGTAATGGAATCGTGGCATCTCCAAAGACATTGAAACATATAATAAAATGATTAATTATCAAATGATATTTCAATTCACCTTTCATAACATATTTTTTTAACAATCTCTTTATGTATTTGAATCTTTTCAGATCTTCATGAAAGTCTTCGATCGTTACCGCTTGAGGATTATCATAAAATTTAATTGCAAAGAGGAGATGATTTTCATCATTCAATTCATCGAATCTCATGTCATATTATGCTGCTACAGTTATTGTGCCTGCTGCTGCACCAATCGCAGCAGAATTAGTGATAGTAGATGTTGTGTTAGTGCCTTTATCCTTGACTGTTCCACCGTTCAATGCCATGGCATTTGTTCCGATTGATAGTATGTCACCTGCATTGGTTGCAGCGTCATTTGCAGCAATAGTGAGTTGGAATCTTAATTTACTACTACCTGATCCTGAAGTATATGCCAATGTGTGATTTGCCCTTTGGTCATTCACCACAGTAAGTTGTGGAGTACCTGTTACAGTAACTTCCTCGTTGAATCTAACATCTACTGTCAAAGCGACACCACCTGCTTTACTGAAGGTTGTTGTTACAAAGTCTATGTCTGTAATGTCTCCTGCACCAAGAGAAACTGCTAGTCCACTAACTGCTACTAGAATCTCTGGGTCAGCGTTTGTATTACCATTACCGGTTAGTTTAGATCCTGCTTCAAGAACCCATCCACTAGCGGTAGCATAGACTTCTTTCTTCTCAGCAGTTGTTAAATTCTTAGGTTTTGATTCGTCTGAATCACTTGTTCCCCAAAGAGCCATTTCTTTTCTTATAATAATTTATCTTTAGATATTTATAAAAATACCACGGGTGACCCGTGGTATCTGTGACGTTGTGCTATCTGGACTTGATTGCTGCTTCTACTTGAGCAAACAATTTATCATCAGCATCTGTCTTGGTAAGTTTTACTGCTTTACCAATAATTTTGAGGCAGATATCGATGAGTTTTTCACCTAGTTCTGCATCTTCAGGTATTTTATCCACTGCATCAGAGATAATCTTTGATGCTAGAGGTAATAGGAATGAAAACATAGTAATCAATGTGTTGGATCCACTCCTATATATGCACTATGTTCCGAGTCCTCCTTTACGAACTGCCTGTACATTTACATAGTCTTGTGTATTCTTGTAACCTGCTTTCTTTGCTGCTGTCTCGGTTTCCTTCTTCTTGATTGCCATCATCTTGAACTTACCGCCACCACTAGGTTTTGCACCTTTAACTTTCTTCTCTTGCTTGCTTCCGGTTCTCATGATCTGACCCTTATACTTTGCTTTGATAGCATCGAGTGCAGCGTCTTTTGCTTTAGGACCTGTGGGTTTCTTTGTGCCACCCTTATCATATCCCATCTCCTTCTTCATACGAGTTGCTTCGTCCACGTATGCATTGGCAACTTGATCTAAAAGGGACTCTTTCTTCATTTTTTTATTAACAGCGTCTTGCTCTTTCTTTTTGAGCATTGCTTCTTTCTTTGCTTTCTCCATTGCAGAAGTACCATCAGTGGTGATGCCAACTCCCTCTTTCATACTTTTCATCTTTACACCTCTACCACCTTTTGCAGTCATTCCTTTTAGAAGTGCATCAACACGTTTCTTACGATCCTGCTCATGATAATTTACTGCTGTCTTATCTTTCTTTCCTTTCATCTTTACACCTCTTCCTTTTGCAGTATTATATCTTCTCGCCTCCGTATCATCAACACTGTGCATACCACCCTTTTCACCTCTTCTATTGCCAAATGTTCTTTGATTCCTAGTGTTTATCTTAGAAGCTCTATCTTTACCCTGATCTACCTTTGCCTCAACCTGTACGGTAGGATTGATCGTAATTTTATTTTTTACACCACCTTCCTTTATCTTCTCACCTTTTTTTGCTGCTGTTCTAGGTTCTCCAGAAGGGGAGATTTCATTTAGGTCTTTTTTATAGAGTCCCCATCCTCCCAAACAAACTCAGATCTCCAGTCAGAAAATGATTCTTTCTTCACCATCTTCTCTTTCTTCATACCACGTTTTGCTTTATGCTCTGCAGTTCTTGCTTTCATAGAATCTAAACCGGGTGCACCCTTCATTCCTTTTTTATCCATATATTTTTTGGTTCTTGCAACAATCTTTTCACCCTGTCCAGCATTAGGATGTGTGGCACCCTTCGCTCTTAGTTCACCCAACCTAGGCCCAGTAGCAACCTTACCTTCCTTTGCCTCAATCATATCACCCTCTGGCTCTTGACTATTCGCTAATGGTAAAAAGTTAGAACCTAATCCACCACCTGCTTTATAAATTTTTGAATCAAACTTCTTTTTCGCTGCAGTATTATATCCTCATTTCC